AAGAAATGGAGCTGCACTTACAACTGTCTTACAAGCAAGCTATTGAGATAGCTGAAGAAGAGGCTATAACTCAAACTTTAGATAAAAATAAATATGATCTACTAAAACGTAGGTTAAATTATGATCTTGTAACACTCGGTATTGCTGCTGCTAAAACAAATTTCAACATATCAGAAGGCATAACTTTAGACTATGTAGACCCTGCTTATATGATACATTCATATACGGAAGATCCAAACTTCGAAGATATATATTACGTAGGTGAAGTTAAAGCTGTTACTATAGCAGAAATAAAACAACAGTTTCCTCACATATCAGACGAAGCGTTATCTAAAATACAAAAATCATATAGCAACCAGAACTACATATACGGGTGGGGTGCTTATGACGAAAACACTGTTCAAGTATTGTATTTTGAATATAAAACCTACATGGATCAAGTGTTTAAATTAAAGCAAACAGATCAAGGGTTAGAAAAAATACTAGTAAAAACAGATAACTTTAATCCCCCACCAAGTGACAAGTTTGATAGGGTTTCAAGAAGTATAGAAGTTTTATTCGAAGGTGTTAAGGTTCTAGGAACTGACATGATGTTAGATTGGAGAATGGCTGAAAACATGACTAGGCCAATGGCAGACACTACTAAGGTAGAAATGAATTACACTATCTGCGCACCTAGAATCTACAAAGGTAGAATAGAATCTATTGTTAGTAAGACGATAGGTTTTGCTGATATGATTCAGTTAACTCACTTAAAGCTACAACAAGTAATATCAAGAATGGTGCCAGACGGTGTATTCTTGGATATGGACGGCTTGGCAGAGGTTGATCTTGGCAATGGTACAAACTATAACCCAGCTGAAGCATTAAACATGTATTTTCAAACTGGTTCAGTAGTTGGTAGATCGCTTACTCAAGACGGGGCTATGAATGCAGGTAAAGTGCCGGTTCAAGAACTCTCATCATCTTCAGGGCAAGGAAAGATAGGTGCTTTAATAAGTACTTATAATTACTATGTGCAAATGATTAGAGACGTAACGGGTCTTAATGAAGCTAGAGATGGTAGTTTACCAGATAGAGATACATTAGTTGGGCTACAAAAAATAGCTGCACAGCAATCAAACATAGCTACTAAGCATATTAATAATGCTAGTTTATATTTAACATTGAGGCTATGCGAAAACATCTCTAAAAAGCTGGCTGATGTAGTAAGATTTCCATTAACAGCTGAAGCACTAAAGAACTCTATATCAACATTCAACGTACAGACATTATCAGAAATATCTAATTTAAACTTACATGACTTTGGTATATTCTTAGACTTAGAACCTGATGAAGAAGAAAAAGCACAGCTTGAACAAAACATACAGGTTGCCTTACAAACCGGTGGTATTGATTTAGAAGATGCTATAGATCTTAGACAAATACGTAATTTGAAACTAGCAAATCAAATGCTTAAGCAAAAACGTAGACTAAAACAAGAGAGAGATCAAAAAGCAGCTCAAGCTAATATGCAAGCTCAAGCTCAAGCAAACGGTCAACTAGCAGAGCAGACAGCTATGGCAGAGACTCAAAAGCAACAAATACTAACTGATCAAAAAATGCAGTTAGAACAAGCTAAGTCTCAGTTTGAAATACAACGTATGCAAGCTGAAGCAAGTATAAAAAGAGAACTCATGGCCGAGGAGTTTAATTATAACGTTCAATTAGCTAAAGAAAGATTCAATGGAGAGAGAGGCAAAGAGGCAGACATTGAAGACAGGAAAGATAAAAGAGCTAGAATAATAGGAACACAACAATCACAAATGATACAGCAGAGGCAAAACGATGGAACACCTATCGACTTTGAATCTACTAACGATAGTTTAGGTGACTTTGGCTTAGAAGCCTTTGGTCCTAAATAATTTTTAATTTTATAATATTATATTATGTCAGAAGTAAATCAGGCCGTAGAGGTCAAGCAAGAAGGTGAGTTTTCTTTAAAAGGTAAGAAAAAAACACCAAAGAAATTTTCCGATACATCAAACAATGAGCCAGTCAAGGTTGATTTAACAAAACCAGAAGCACAAGGAGAAGTTATACCAGATGTTATAAAGGTTGATTTAACAGAAAAAAAAGAAACAGATGCCGTTCAAACACAAAAGACAGATGATAGCAATGTTGTTATCGAAGAGTCCCAAGACAGTGGCGACAGCAAAGAAGTGGCTGAAGAAATACGGGACGCCAAAGAAGAACTAGGAAGTCCTATACAAGAAATAACTGAAGAAGAGGTAGATGAGAAAACAGTGGAGCTTTATGAAGAGGCAGAGCAAGCTGTTAAAGATCAAGTTACCCAAGGTAAAGCATTACCTGAAAACATACAATCACTTGTAGACTTTATGTCTCAGACAGGTGGAACAATAGAGGATTATGTGAGACTTAATCATGATTACTCTAGTGTAGATGAAAAAGTACTACTCAATGAGTATTACAAACAAACCAAACCTCATCTTGATAAAGAGGAAGTTGATTTTCTTATGGAAGACAATTTCTCTTACGATGAGGAGCTTGATGAGCCAAGAGATATTAGAAAAAAGAAATTGGCTTTCAAGGAAGAAGTTGCTAAGGCTCGTAAAGAGCTTGATGCTATGAAGGATAAATACTATCAGGAAATCAAGTTGAGACCTGGTATTACCCAAGATCAGCAAAAAGCTACGGACTTTTTCAATAGATACAAGCAGCAAGAAGAAAATGCGAAAACTCTTCAGCAGGATTTTAAAGTGCAAACTGAGCAAATTTTCAACGATGATTTCAAAGGTTTTGATTTCAGTTTAGGAGAAAAGAAGTTTAGATACAAACTACAAAACCCATCTGAAGTAGGTAAATCACAACTCAATGTAAACAGTTTTATTTCAAAATTTGTAGACAAAAATGGAGCCGTGACAGATCCTTCTGGTTATCACAAAGCTATGTATGCTGCTATGAACTCGGATAAAATCGCTAATCATTTTTACGAGCAAGGAAGAGCTGATGGTATTAAAAATATTGTTGACTCATCTAAAAACTTAAGTAACGACAAGCCTAGGCAGGTTGCCGATGGAAACGTCTTTATAAACGGGTTAAAAGTAAAATCAATAAGTGGATTAGATTCGTCTAAACTAAAAATAAAAAAACGAAAATTTAACTAATTAAACTTTTAAATTATGGCATTAACACCACAATTTGGTTCGATAGTACCATCGCAGCTGCAACAGCCGCTTGCTAATAACTATCTAACATTTGACGGTGCTGCTGGCGGAAACTTCGCGCAGCAATACCTACCTGAACTTTACGAAGCAGAAGTAGAGCGTTACGGAAATCGTACGTTATCTGGATTCTTACGTATGGTTGGGGCTGAACTACCAATGACATCTGATCAAGTAATCTGGTCTGAACAAAATAGATTGCACGTAGCATATGACAACTGTACGTTTAACAGTGCTGCAGGTACTATAACTATTCCAGTTGCTGCAAACATTATCAACGTTATATCTCCACAACAAACTATCGTTGTGATGGATGACTTTGGTGCAGAATCAAAATGTTTAGTAGAACAATCAAACACCGCAACAGGTGTACTAACTGTAGCGCCTTATGGTTCTGCTACATTAGCTACTGAAGGACTAGTCGGCACTGTAAAGATATTTGTTTACGGTTCTGAATATCCAAAAGGAACAAACACTACAATTGCTGGAACTGGAGCACTGCAAATTGATGCGGTGAATAACCTTTATCCTATTCAAACAATAACTCCTGCTTTCACTCAGTTTTCTAACAAGCCGATTATCATTAGAACTCAATATTCAATCAATGGTTCTGACACAGCTCAGATCGGTTGGGTAGAAGTTGCTACTGAAGATGGAACATCTGGATACCTATGGTACTTAAAAGCAGAGTCTGAAACAAGACTACGTTTTGAGGATTACCTAGAAATGTCTGTTGTAGAAGGTGAGCAGGTTGCTGCTACATCTACAATCGCAGGTGTTACTGGTACAGAAGGTTTGTTTGCCGCTGTTGAAGACAGAGGTAATGTACAGGTTGGATTCTCTGCTGCTAATGGTATAAATGACTTTGATGATATTCTTAGAAATTTAGACACTCAAGGAGCAATTGAAGAGAACATGTTATTCTTAAACAGAAACACTAATCTTGATTTTGACGATATGCTAGCTGCAATATCTGCTGGTCAAAGCGGTGGAACTGCTTTTGGATTATTTGAAAACTCTGAAGAGATGGCGTTGAACTTAGGCTTTTCTGGTTTCCGTAGAGGATCTTACGATTTCTACAAAACTGACTGGAAATACTTAAACGATGCTTCTACTCGTGGAGCTATGACTGGACCTGCGTCTATTGAAGGTATGTTAGTTCCTGCTGGAACTTCTACTGTTTACGATCAGATTCTAGGAACAAATATCAGACGACCATTCTTACACGTTCGTTACCGTGCTTCACAAGCTGATGACAGACGTATGAAGTCTTGGTTAACTGGTTCTGTTGGTGGAGCTTTCACTAGCGACCTAGATGCTATGACTGTAAACTTCTTATCTGAAAGATGTTTAGTTGTACAAGCTGCGAATAACTTCGTATTATTCAAAGGAGTGTAATTACTCAATAATAATTATCCCTGTCTTCGGGCAGGGGTTTTTATTTTTTTTTATAAACTATTTAATTATATTATATTATGGCTAAAAAAGCTGAAGCAAAAAAAGTTGAGGTTGCACCTCAAAAAGAAGAAGTGGTGGTAAAAAAAGTTACTGCTCCAGTAGTACCCACAAAACCACAGTGGGAAATAAAACCTAGAACCTATATTGTTAAAGGTAACAAACAACCATTAACATTAACAATTCCAGGTAAACATACTAGAAAAAGCCCTTTGTTATATTTTGATAAAGATCAAGCTAAGCAAAGAGAATTAAGATATGCAACCAACATGAATAGCCCTTTTGCAGACGAGCAGAAAGGTGAAGCTACGTTAGGGCATATTACTTTTAGAGATGGTGTATTAAGTGTTCCCGAAGAAAATCAAATTCTTCAAAGGCTACTTAGTTTATATCACCCATTAAAAGATAAAAAATATTTTGAGTTCGACGCTGTTGAAGAAGCTGAAGATGATTTAGATGTTATAGAAATGGAAGTGCACGCGCTTAACGCTGCAATGCAAATGGATATTGATCAAGCTGAGGCTATACTTAGAGTTGAAAAAGGAAGTTCTGTTTCTAGCATGAAGTCTAAAGAACTTAAAAGAGACTTGTTATTATTTGCTAAAAGAAAACCAGGTTTATTTTTAAACTTAGCTAATGACGAAAATGTTCAGCTAAGAAACTTTGGCATAAAAGCTATCGAAGCTCAAATAATTAACTTGTCACAAGATCAAAGAACTTTTCACTGGAGTTCAAATGACAGAAAACTATTTACTGTACCATTTGACGAAAACCCATACTCAGCTTTAGCTGCGTGGTTTAAAACAGATGAAGGTGTAGAAGTTTATAAATCTATAGAAAAAAGAGTATAAACAAGTGATACTAATATATTAGGGTATCATATCAATGGTACCCTAGTGTATTATAATTTAAACAAGTATGGCTGTAAACGTAAACACTGTATATCAAACAGTATTGTCTATAATAAATAAAGAGCAAAGAGGTTATTTAACCCCTGCTGAATTTAATGAGGTAGGTACTCAAGTTCAATTAGATATATTTGAGAAATACTTTGAAGACTTAAATCAGCAATTAAGAGTGCCACAAGCAGACGTTGACTATTCTGACAGGGTTATGAATCTTGACGAAAAGTTAGCTATATTTAAAACATTTGGGTCAGCTGTATACGATAATACAAGTAGCTCAGGACTATCGTACTTTACTTTACCAACCGTAGATAAATACGGAGCCACTGTAGATTTTTACAGATTAGGTACCGCGATATATAAAGACGATAGAGGTAATCAAATAGAACTACAAAGATTATCTAGAACAGACTTCTACAATATAGAAAGATCTCCTTTAACAAAAGCAACAAAAAGTTTTCCTACGTATTTATACGAAAATAGAGGTAATGTAAGCGATCCGGGTTCAACTATAAACAGTCACTTACAAAACGTAATGTATGTAAATCCAACAAGCATAACGAGTAATATAGAGGTTGACTACATAAGAAAACCGGTTCCACCCATATGGGGTTTTACAGCCGGTGCTAGGGGGCAATATATATTTAATAGCAATTACTTCGACCCTACTTTTGGTACAGGCTCTAGAGATTTTGAATTACACGAATCAGAGCAAGTTAATATTATATTAAGAATACTAGCATACACTGGAATAATAATACAAGATCCTTCTATAGTTCAAATAGCCTCACAGCAGGTTCAAGGAAAAGAAGTAAATAAAAAAAGCTAATAGATGGGAGTTATAAACGAAACTAATCAACAATACTACGCTGGAGCTCAAGGCTTTACAGTTACAAATGCTTTAGGTCAAACTGATTTTACGTTTACTTTTGATACCAATCTAGTGTTTGGATCTTTTGATCCTGCGGAAGTAGACTACGCGTTAAATAATTTTAAGCTATATAGCAGTGCTGATGGTATAACTTATACAGAATATGTAACATCATACACTGTAACCGGTAATACTATAAAACTAGGTGTAGCGCTTGCTCAGAACAGCGTTTTAGTATGTCAGCTAAAAAGATTAGATGGTGGTGATTATGGTAACAGAGATGCTTACGGTACAGCTACAGAAAATAATTACGGTAGTTATGAGTACATAACACTAAACAATATAGTAAACAATTTTATAGTAGCTTATGTAGGTGCAGGTAAATTAATACCAAGCGTAAAAAGAACTGACTTAGTTTTTCATGCTAAGCGCGCTTTACAAGAATTTAGTTATGATACATTAAAAAGTATTAAATCTCAAGAACTTACAATACCACCTAGCCTTAGCGTGGTTACACCTCAAGACTACGTAAACTATGTTCGTATGTCTTGGATTGATTCAGCTGGCGTGCAAAGAATAATATACCCAGCAAATAATCTAACAAACTCACCTTACTCAACGCCTATACAAGACTCTGAGGGTATACCAACTCAAGATAACTTCGGTGAAAATCTAGAAGGTACATCGATAACAGAAGAGAGGTGGAAAAGCAATAGCCAAGGTATTTTACAAGGAGAATTTAATGCCAGTGTAGACTGGGCAGGATTTGACTGGGGATATGGCGGAATGTGGAACTTTGGCTATGGTCAATTATACGGAATAGATCCTCAGTACTCTCAAATAAATGGGTGGTTCAATATGAACGACAGAGAAGGTAAAATATCTTTTTCAAGTAATCTAGTTGGTAAGCTTATAATACTAGAATACATTTCTGATGGCTTAGCTTATGACATGGATAGTAGAGTACCTAAGCTGGCTGAAGCTGCTTTATACGCATACCTATCACATGCTGTACTAGCTAGTAGAATAAACCAACCTGAGTACATAATACAAAGATTAAAAAGAGAAGCTAGCTCTAAATTAAG